GCCTTCACAAGCACGTCGTCGCCCGGCTCGACAGGGTGGCCCGGTTCGATAATCGCGAACTCTCCGTCGCGGATTCGCGGCCGCATCGAATCTCCGACGCATTTCAATGCGTATGCGTCGGGGTCCTTGGAAGGGAAGTCAACGTAGCCATCCCCGTGGCCCACAGGGTATTCGAGATCCGACCAATGCCCGTTGTCACCGAGCTGTGCCATGCCAACCACCGGAATTGGTTTCCAACCTGTAATAGGAATCGGGCGGTATTCGTCATTCCAACGCACCGCGACGCCAGGCTCGCCTTTGCCCTTCGTCAGCCAAACAGAGTTGACTCCATATGTCTTTTGCAAAGCAACCGCTTGCGCAAGTGTGATTTCCTGGCCCTCTCCAGCCAGCCACTGGGACGCGACATCAGTACCAACGCCGACTATGCCGGCAAGCGTCTCTGCGGTCAGATTGAGCGGCGACAGCGCTGCCTTGATGCGCTGAGCCGAGGTGCTTTTGCTTGGCTTGAGATTATTCTCATTCGTCGACTTCAGTTGAATGAAGACCGCCGATTTCCCGTCGCTGATCACGGCATCAATGTCGCTCGAATCGTGCTCTCCGTCCATCCAAAATGGGGGCAGAGAGAAGGCTTCTTCGATCTTGCGAGCGGATGGTGTGCTGACGGTTTTTCGACCGGCGAGCCAATGGTTAACGAGCGTCGGGCGCTCATATCCGAGCTTCGCCGACGCAGCCGTTTGGTTGCCTTCGCAGCGCCTCTCGATCACCAGAGACAGGTTCTCGCGACGCGTTTCCTCAATCGATTTCATGGTCTGCATTAGGCCATTCCTTACCCAAAAGGTAAATCGTCCGCACGGGTAGAAAAACCTGTTGCAACTACCGTGCGGGTAATATACGATGGCCCGCATGGATACCATCGAACCCGCTGACTTCAAAGGCTTCTACCGCTCACTCGATGCGGACGCGAAGAAGCATTTTGCTGTGGCCGCCAAAACCACGACCGGCAACATCGAGACGCACTGGGTGTACGCGCGGAAGATTCCCGGTCCGACTCGCATGGAACGCCTGTTCTGCGCGTGCGTTGATTTCGGTGCGGTATTCACGAAGGCGCAGTTGATCGCGTTCTTCTACGAGTCGAACAAGGATCGGGCGATCAAATCGAAGGATGCGATCGATAAGGCTGCAGCGTCCGACGATGTTCAGCCGCCGGTCGGCGAGCGCGGTAAGCAGTAAAGGGTTCATGTAGTTCGAAGGGGTCTGAGGACCCCTTCAATTTCGCCGAGTTGTCAGTGGTAATTCCAGTGGTAATCCGTTTGTTTTTTTCAATAGGACCAGTCGATGCAGATACAAGAATCGCCGCATAGGGCAACTGCACCCTTGGAAACCAGCACGCGCGAGCGCACCAAGGCGTCCGTTCGTTTCCTTCCGAAACATGAAATTTCGGCTTGCCCGTCTTTCCGTGATGCCGTGCACCTCGCCTGGGAAAACCGGGCGCAGCGCGGTATGACGCAAAGGATGTTGGCGGCCGAGTTGCAAATCCCTGCTTCGCACATGTCCGGCATCTTGAGTCGCACTCCCGTTGACCGGCACGGGAAGGCGCGGCGCGATCTGCCGGCGCGGAGCATCGCGGATTTCGAACGCCTTGTTGGAAACCATGCAGTAACGCAATACCTCATGCGCATGGGCATGTTGACGCTGATGGAGGAAGTACTTTCCCGGGAGAACCTATGAAATGACAGACAACCAGGCGCTTCAGATAGGCCGAAAGGCCGTTGAGGACGCCCGGAAGCGGGTGGGGGACGAAAGAGAAGCGGTACTCAAGGAATTGTTGAAACGGGCGCAGGCAGACCCCGATCTCGCCAAAGCCTTCGAGATAAGTGGAATGGCAACGGTGATCGCGCTGAAAGAATCTGCGACGAGCACCAAGCATTGAAGTAAGGCGCCGGTCGGACCGGCCGGCGCATCAAATGGGATGAATCGACACATAAGCCTCTTGCGAGCCAGGCGTCTTATGTCCCGATTTAGTACTCCTACCGGAGCCCAATATGGAAGCGAGCTTTTACAGCGGCCGTTCTGGCCGCCGTGTCGCCGAGACGCAGCAGGACGCCTACCACGCTCTGAGCGCCAAGACGCTCGGCGCGAAGCAGCGCATGGTGCTCGAGGCTTTTGAGAACGGCCGTCCGCCGCTGACGCGCGAAGACATTGCCGCCATCACCAACATGAAGCTCAGCAGCGTCTGCGGGCGGGTGCGCGAGTTGCTCGACGCCGGTCGTCTAGCCGTTGTCGGCAGCCGCAAAGACCTCGCCACACACACGAAACAACAGTTGCTTGCCGTCGTCGCGAAGGCGGCCGCGTGAGCCACCACCTCGTCAACATCGCGATGGGCATCAGCCTGCCGGGCACGCCGAAGTGGATTCTTTGCGTCCTTTCGCACCTCGCGACGATGTCGACGGGGAAGGTCGAGACTACGACGGCGGATCTCGCGCTGGCCTGCGGCTTCTCGCAGTCGTGCGTGCGCGACCAGCTTAAACGCCTCGAGCGCGCCGGCCTGATCGAGGCTGAGCGGCTGGCCAAGGGCGCACTCATCATCAAGGTCAGGACGTTCTGATATGGCGCTCGCGGAAGTCATCCAGATGCCCGAACAGCCTCGCTCGGTCCAGGTCGAGGACGGGTTCACCCGTGTCGCGCACGGGATCATGGAGGCGCTCGCGCTGGCTGATCTCGGCAAGCGCCACTACAAGATCATGCTGGTGATGTGCCGTCAGACCTACGGCTACAACAAGAAGGCGGACGAGGTCAGCCTGTCGCAGTTCCACGACAAGACTGGCATCTTGCCGCCGAACGTATCCACGGCCATTGAAGAACTGGTAGCTATGCGCGTGCTGATCAAGACACCCGGCAAGTACGCAGCATGCCTGGCTGTGAATAAGGCCTATGCCCAGTGGGCGGGTAAGGCCAAGGTCGACGTCTCGAAGGTTTGGGGTTATCAAAACAATAACAGCACTGTTATCGAAACGATCAGTGAGGGTTATCAAAACGATAACGATGGGGTTATTGAAACGATAACCACAAAAGACAACTCCAAAAGAAAAGACCAAAAGACAACTCCAAAAGAAAACCTTTCGCGCTCGCTTCGCGAACGCTTTGAGATTTTCTGGGCGGCATACCCGAAGAAGAAATCGAAGACCACGGCAGAGAAGGCTTTTGCCAAGCGCAACCCGGACGAGCAGCTCTTCAACGACCTGATGGCAGGTCTGGGGCGTGCCAAGACTTCGGAGCAGTGGCAGAACCCGCAGTACATCCCGCACGCAGGCACGTGGCTGAACGCTGGCGGCTGGATGGACGAAATCCAATCCGCGTACACCGATGACGAACTTGCCGTGATCCGAGCCTTTAACCAGGCACTCGGGGAGCGTATCGGCACGGTGGACGAGGCGGTCTTCGTTGAGGCGCGCGCCGGCGCGATCCGCGCATTCATGGGCAAGCTGGCTGCTGACCCTGAGGCATGGAAGCGGTATTTCCCGGCTGTGCGCGACAAGGTCGATCTTCCGCCGCACGCGGGCTTCGATTACCTGATCAGCCCGAAAGGCTACGGCGACGTCAAGGGGCGCATGGCGATCAAGCGCAATCCGGACGGCACCCGCGCATCGGGCGACTGGGACAAGTCGGCAAGCGGCATCAAGGCAATGGCGAAGGAAATGGGCGTGTCGTTCTCGGACGATGAGCCGGTGCCCGCCATCGCAATGCGCGTGCGTGCCGCAATCGCAAAACAGGAGAACTCGTGAGCACACGCCCGACCATGCATGTCGTTTCGATCTCGTCCGGCAAGGATAGCCAGGACGTTCTGATCAAGGCCATTGAGCGGTGCCCACGCGAGTCGATCCGCGCGATCTTCTGCGATACCGGAAACGAGCATCAGCACGTCTACGACCACCTCGATTACCTCGAGTTGGCACTCGACATCAAAATTGACCGCCTGAAAGCCGATTTCACCCAGCAGTTGGCGGCGAAGCGCATGTTCATTGCGCGCGATGTTCGGGTCGGTCGCGGCAAAGACGGCCGCAAGATTCGGTGGAGCAACAAGGCGAAGAGGCGCGCGCTGTCGGTGATGCACCCAACCGGCAATCCTTTCCTCGATCTGTGTATGTGGAAAGGACGCTTCCCGTCACGCAAGGCTCAGTTCTGCACGGAAGAGCTTAAGCGGAACATGGCCGTCGCCTACCAGATCGACTTGATCGACGCTGGCTATAACGTCGTCAGCTGGCAGGGAGTGCGGCGCGACGAGTCGTTCAACCGTCGTGATGCAAAAGCCATTGAGCGCGTTGGCCGCGGATTATGGATCTACCGCCCGATCGTCAATGACACCGCCGAACAGGTCATCGAGTTCTCGCAATCGCGCGGCATTCAGTTGAATCCCCTGTATCGCATGGGAATGGGCCGCGTCGGTTGTTTCCCGTGCATCAACGCCAATAAGGCCGAGCTGCGCGAGATCGCCGCGCGCGGCCCCGACCACATCGCCCGCATCTCCAGTTGGGAACGGATTGTCGGGATGTGCTCGAAGCGCGGCTTCTCGACCTTCATGACCGACGCGCATGCCGCGAAAGACCGGCGCGTGATCTTCGCGGATCTGAACATTTGGGTGCGCGTGGAGTGGTCGAAAACCACGCGCGGCGGCAAGCAATATGACCTTCTGGCAGACATCGAGCCATCGACGTCCTGCGCATCCTCATATGGATTATGCGAATGACCAGCCGCACGAACGCATTGCGCTACCCGGAAGGCACGACGACGGTCGGCACGGCACGTGTGCGCGAGGACATGACGGTCGGCCGCAGTTTTGCCGAACGCGAGTTGATGCGCCGCACGGGCAATGCGCCGCACAGCACGTTCGACGAGGTTGCCGACGGCATCTCTGAAAGCGTGAAGGCTTCCGCCGCGGTCGCCGCGCAGATCGGCCAGCCGGCGCCGCTTGGCAAGGCAATCACTCGCCTGACGAAGCCCGCAGGCCCGGCGAAGACGCCGAAGTACCGCAACACGAAGTGCGAGAGCGGCGGCATCAAGTTTGACAGTAAGCGGGAAATGGCGCGCTGGCATGAGCTGGTGCAGATGCAGGCGCGCGGCGAAATCAGCGAACTGGAATTGCAGGTGCCGTTCATCCTGGCTGAGCCGGTGGTGATCGCCGGCCGCAAGCGACCGGCTCTGCGCTACGTCGCCGACTTCGTCTACGAGCAGGGCGGCGAGACGGTGGTGGAAGACGTGAAGGGTCGAGTCACCGAGGGGTACCGCATCAAACGTCATTTGATGGCCGCGCGCGGCATCACGATCAAGGAGGTGAAGTAGATGGCCGGAATCAAATGGACCGAGCAGGAAGATGCAGTGCTTGCGGAAATCTACAACGTCCGGAACATCGCCAAGCACATGCATCGATTGCCAAATCGCTCGCTTCGCGGCGCGAAGGAGCGTGCTGCGCGCCTCGGCCTCGTCGCATTCAAAACGCGCCGCTGGCCTGAGCCTGAAGAGGCGATCGTCCGTGACGCATATGCGAATGGCACGCCGATTAAAGAAATTGCTCGGCTGCTTCCCCATCGGTCCGATCGGCAAATCCACTACTACGCCGGACGTATTGGCTTGCGCGGACAGTTCAATGGCAAGACCGGTTCGACGTACTCATGGGTCCGCGAGGCAGTCATTAAGCAGCTTGACGAAGAAATCGCGCTGACGATCACTGAGTTGGCCGAGAAGATCGGCGCGTCGGTACCCGGCGTAAAGCATGTCATGACTGCTGGCCACGGCTCCTTGTTTTATATCGCCGCTTGGGATCGATTCCGATACGGGTTTGCCGCCAAGTGGCTAAATGGGAAGAAAAAAGACGCACCGAAGCCGCCCAAGAAAACCATAGCGCAATCGTGCAGGGACTGGCGCGCAAAGCGAGACGCGCTCTCTGCGCCGTTCGACCCGTTTCGCACGCTTGTCGGCCAGGTGGCCGCATGAAGCTTTATCTCGCCGGCCCGATGACGGGCTATCCCGAACTGAACTTCCCGCTTTTCCATGCCGAGACGGCGCGTCTGCGCGCGCTGGGCTTCGAGATCGTCAATCCAGCCGAACTCAACGCGGGCAATGACGGCGACTGGCTGGCATGCATGCGCGTCGACATTGCGGCAATCATGACCGAGAAGTGTGACGGCATAGCGCTGCTTCCCGGGTGGGAGCGCTCGCGCGGCGCGCCGATCGAGCACAACCTCATCCGCGACCTCGGTTTGCGGGCGTACATGGCGCATCACCTTATCGGCCTGGCCGGCGAGTTCCCGGTGATCTCGCAGGATGCACTGGTCGACGCGGAGGCGGCGTGAAAAAGTCAATTCTGATGCTGGTGCTGGCAGTCGTTCTGGCTGGTCCGCATATTCCCGAGCCGTCTTGCTGGATCGCCGCGGCGCTGTGCTTCGTTGCGTCGCTCGGTTGCATGGGGAAGGGCGAGTGATGCTGTCGCGAAAGACGCCGATGAAGCGGACCGGCTTCAAACGCAATCAGACGGCCGCCTTCAAGACGACGTTTCACACCCAGACGCTGATGCGCAAGGCGGCGATCAAGACGAAGAAGAAGCGCGTCACGGTTGCCGAGGGCGGGAAGTATCTCGCTGCTTGTCGCGACGAGCCGTGTTACTTGCGCGTGCCGGGCGTGTGCCGCCTGAACCCTATGGACGACACCGTCGTGCCGTGTCATTCGAATCAGTCTCGCCATGGCAAGGCCGGCGGTCTCAGGGCAGACAACGAATTCACTGTGCCTGGCTGCAACCCATGCCATCGGTGGATTGATCAGAACCGTGTCGGCACACCGAAGCAGGTCAAGTTTGATGTGTGGGATGCGGCCTATGAATTGTGGGCGCCGGTACGCGCTCGAAAGATGGGATTGGAAATGCAGGAGGCAGCGTAATGCAGTTGTTTGTGAATGTTCCGTTGAAGTCGCTGCGCCGCGTCGCTGGCCGTGCGCAATCGACCTACCACGGAAGCTGGTTCAAGGCCACGCGCCTCTATGGGCCTGTGCGCGAATCGTCTGACCGAAAAGGCGGCACGCTTGGGCGCGGTTATATCTGGGCCGACATCGAGATCGGCGACGACATACGCGATCACGTGTCCGCCGCTGGCTTCAATCCTGACGGCACGATCCGCGTGCAAGTGTGGGTGAACACGCATCGAAAGACGCTGGCAGCGTTTCTCGCCAGTGGTGATCTGGAGTGGGACGTCAGGGGGACTCCATGAAGCGAATCACGAAGGAAATGGTCGAGCTCGGCGGCTGGCGCTATTGCTGCGTGTGCCGCCGGCTTGGGCCGCGCGTCAAGGCGCATTGGCAGCACGAAGGCCGTGAATACTGCGACCAACACAAACCGTCGCCTACACCGCAACCTGTTCAACCGAGGGCCGCATGAGCGCACACGCCTACATCCATTACGCCGACGTCCCGAGCGAATTGACCGCATCGAGCAGCCAGCGCGTCGACAGCATGACGGGCGCCAAGCTGATCTCTTTCGATGGCTGTCCGCTCACGGGCCAGATCGACGCGCGCAATCCGGCTGAGCCGATGCGGCTGCAGGTCGAGTTTCCGTTCCCTCGTAGCGCTGAGCTGCGCAACGCGTTGATCGACTGGCTGATGCACTGGGGCATTCACTTCACGGTGGTCATGTGAGCGCGCCGGCCGAACGCCGCAAAGGCGGAGAACTGGCAAGGCTCGCGGGCATGTGGTCGAACGAGGAAGCCTTCTGGGATTGGGTTGCAATCATCCAGGAAAACCCGTGTCATGGCGCTGCCGACGCTGCGGCATTCATCAAGGCTGTGTGTGGTGTCAGCAGCCGCGCGCTGCTCGATCACGATGCGACGGCCAAAGCCAAGTTCCTGCAACACATTCGCGCGCCGTACGCGAAGTACCGCGCATCGGTGGGCTGTGTATGAGGGCGTACTGGCGCGACGCGCGCGACCCGGCGATTGTGCTCGAGGAAAAACAGAACGAAACCTGCTTAGGCTGCGAAGAATTGCAGATCAGCCGCTGGTCGGGGACAAGGAAATACGTGTGCAGCATCGGCGTCCAGAAGGCTTCGACGGACGTCTATGAAATGCGCCGGTGCAAGAAATATTCAGACGGGGTGAACATGACGCTCGACCAAAGCCAACAAATCGAAGAGTTGCTATTGAACTGGTACCGCTGGCAGATGTGCCAGTCGCACGCCGAGCTGCTCGCCCATTACTACCGCCCTGAAGACCGGACGTGCCGCGGTTACGAAACGCCAGCCGGTTTAGATGAACTGACCGAAGAGGCCTATGACTGGGTCGACGACCAGCTTGCTGCGCAGGTCGACACCGTCATGGATGATCTCTCGCACCGCGGCTCGCTCACTGCCGAGATGCGTGCGGCGATCAGCACCAGCATGCGCAACAAGGAATGCGGCCACAGGGTTTGGAATAGCGCTCGCGCGCCGGCGGCCGACCGACACGAAATCTATCAATCGGCGAAGCAGACGCTCCTGCCGATGCTTTCCCTTCGCAACCTCATCAAATCCATGGAATCTGCCTAGGACGAGAGCCTAAAGAAACTGAAAGATTTGCCGTAAAGCCGGTCATGAAACGACATATTCCGGTCTGGATACTGGTGACGTCGCTGACCGGCTGCGCGAGCTGGTGCAACAACAGCTCCGACTACCAGAAGTGCATCAATCGCGTACATGCCGCCCAAGCGGTCACTGCGGCGGCGCTCGTCGTAACCGCCGTCGTGCTCGTCGCGAAGAAGAGTGGTGGAGGCGGCGGTGGTAGTGATGATGGAAGCCAGACCACCAATTACGGTCGACCATACCCAGGCAATTGCCAATACGACTGGCAGACAGCGGCTGACGGATCGCGGTGTGGCGCTCGGTCAGCAGAGTCGCGGCCTGGCGGCTATTAACGACGAGGCTGGCTAAGCAGCTTGGCGGCCGACCGCGTGCGAAACGCGATTAGGGCAATGGTAATATTTCATCCCTTGACCAAAAAAGAGAGCAGTTCCAATGAGCCAATCACCCGACCTTCGTGAAGATCCCGACAATCCCGGATGGTTCTTCGGGTGGGTGCTAATGAAGGATTCGAGCGAAACGCACTGGCTCGGCTTTTTCGACTCCGAGGAAGATGCGGCAGCAGTGAGCCAGAATCATCCAGGATCGGTGTATTTCCACGCCTCTGTGCGCGCCGGAAGCGACGACTATATGAAGGTCTAGTTTGTTATTGCACGCCTCAAAAAGTTGAGGTAATCTTCTTTCCCGGAAAGATGCGTCCGCGAAACCCGCTAGTCGAAAGACGGCGGGTTTCGCCGTTTACGCAACCATTCTTGGGAGACGAGTATGAATCGTTGAGCCTGTTGACCCAATTCGAGAGTTGAGGAAAGCCCGCTGAGCAAATGCCAGTGGGCTTTTTTTCGGACAGCGGAGTGAGCTCCCTATGCCGCACTCCAGTTGCCCCGAAGCACTTTCATCCAAGCCAAAGACTGCTGGCATGGCCGACCGAGCGCGCCTGTACGGCGAACGGGTTGTTGGCTTGGATGAAGGTGAAGCAACCAGCCGCGCGCGTCGATCGACGGCCACTGCGCCATGCGGGCCGCGAGCATTAGCCTTCAACTTGTCTCCTCCACGATGAGAGTCGTTGGATTCGCCCGGCGTGTGCCGGGCTTTTTTATTTGAGGCTTCGATGGCGTCCTTCGCGATCAGCGTATCAGCTGACTTGCAGAAACTGACGCGATCGCTGAGCCAGCTCGAAAAGCAGCAGTTGCCATTTGCAATCGCGCAGACGCTTACTGCTGTTGCGAAGAATGCCCAGGCCGCAGAGAAGAAGGCGATGCCTGAGGTGTTCGATCGACCGACGCCATTCACCGTCAATTCAGTCGCTGTGAAAGCGGCCCGCAAGACCAACCTCGAAGCAGTGGTGTTCATCAAGGACATCGCGGCCGCGTATCTCGCGCCATACGAGTTTGGCGGCAACCACAAGCTGATCGGCTCAGGCAAGACGTGGCTCAACCCGAAAGACATGACGTTGCTGAACCAATACGGCAACTTCAACCGCGCCGCGCTAAAGCGTTTCGAAGGGCGCCCCGATGTGTTCATCGGCTCGATCAAGACAAAGAGCGGTGAGTCGATCGGTGGCGTGTGGCAGCGGCCGGTCGACGTCAAGGCGGTCAAGACGCGAGGCAAGCGAGGCGTTGCGCTTCGCGGCATCAATAAGACCGGTCATCTCAAGTTGCTGGTGCGCTTCGGCAATGCCCAGCCGGTCAAGCAGCATCTGGAGTTTGGCGAACGCGCCTTCGAGACGGTCGATGCGACTTTCGAGGTCGAGTTCGAGAAAGCCATGGCGAGAGCCATCGCCACCGCGAAACTGCGGTGACCCATCCGCGCGCACCGACTTGGTGCGAGAAGGGGTGGATTTCTCGCAATATGGGACGGGTCCCTCCCGCCCTTCTCGCTTCGCGGGCACTGCGCGCGTGCGATCTTTCTCCAGGTACAAACTTTTCAAATTTGGGTAACAGGTAACAGATCACGCCATGAATCAAAGCGAGTTCGCAGCACTCCACGACGTCAGCAGGAAAACGGTCACAAAGTGGAAGGAGCGCGGCTGGCTCGTGTTTGCGGGCGATGAGATCGATGTGGATGCATCGAATGCGAACCTGAAACGGTACCGTCGCGACGGTGCGCCGGCTGTTACCCAAAGTGTTACCCAGTCGCCCGAGGGTAACAAACCGAAAACTGTTACCCAGGCGGCGAGCGAGGTAACGCTCGGTCCTGGTGAGAGCGCGGAAGATGTCGCCGGGCGGATTCTCACCGGCAACGTTGAGCTTCTAAGTTTCGACGAAGCTCGGCGCTTCAAAGAAAACTATCTCGGGCTGATGGCTCAGCTCGAATACGACCGCGACTCCGGTCTGGTCGTCGACGTCACTGAGGTGGCGAAGGCGGTTGGATCCGAATACGCCAAGGTCCGCACACGCCTGCTGTCGATTCCCGCGGAACAGGCCCCGCGCCTTCATCGGTGTAAGACGCCTGCCGAATTGCAGGACATGTTGCAGGAGATCATCACAGAAGCACTCGAAGAGCTGACCCGTGACGGAGCTGGCAACCCAACATAACGCGCGGCGCTATGCCCAAGGGCATGACGCGTTGTATGCAGGGCTGCTTGCCGCTCGCCGGGAGAACCTGCTGCCGCCGCCGAAGCTCACGCTGAGCGAATGGGCCGAGCGCTATGCCGTGCTGTCGCGCGAGACAAGCGCCCAGACGGGCCGCTTTCGGGCTTTCGGGTACCAGCGAGGCATGCTGGATGCAGTGACGGACCCGGCCGTCGAGAAGATCAGCGTCATGAAGTCGGCGCGGGTCGGCTATACGAAGCTGATGGACCATGCTGTCGGCTACTTCATCCATCAGGATCCGTCGCCGATCCTCGTGGTGCAGCCGCGGGTCGAGGATGCGGAAAGCTACTCGAAGACGGAAATCGCGCCGATGTTGCGCGATACGCCGGTTCTCTCAGCGATCGCCGGCGACCAGAAGGCCAAGAGTAGCGATCAGACGATCCTTGCGAAGACGTTCAAGAACGGTTCGAGTCTGACTCTGGTCGGCGCGAACAGTCCTGCCGGCTTCAGGCGTATCACGTCGCGCGTCGTGATGTTCGACGAGGTCGATGCATATCCGGTCGACGGCGCCGGCAACGAAGGCGATCAGATCGCCCTCGGTACCAAGCGGTCAGAGACCTTCTGGAACCGGAAGATTGTTCTCGGCTCGACGCCCACGGTTAAGGGCTACAGCCGGATCGAGAAGAGCTTCGCGGAGAGCGACCAGCGCTACTACTTCGTGAAGTGTCCGCATTGCGGTGAACACCAGGTGCTCGAGTGGGGCGGCCCGGACACGCCGCACGGCATGAAGTGGGATAAGGACGAACACGGCAATGGCTTGCCGGAAACCGTCTACTACGTCTGCCGACACAACGGTTGCATCATCCATGAGGTCGACAAGCCCGACATGGTCGCGGGCGGCGAGTGGCGCGCGACGAAACCGTTCAAGGGGCACGCGGGCTTTCACATCTGGGCCGGGTATAGCCTATTCCCAAATGCATGTTGGTCGAACCTCGTTGCCGAATGGCTGCGAGTCAAAGACGACCCGCTCGCCCGGCAGACTTTTATCAACCTCGTGCTTGGCGAGCCATACGAGGATCGCGGCGATCGCGCGCTGAGCGAGGCGCGTCTCGCTGCTCGGACGGAAGTCTGGTCTGCAGAGGTGCCTGATGGTGCCGGTGTCCTGACTGCTGGCTTCGACGTGCAGAACGACCGTGTCGAAGCAGAGACGATCGCATGGGGGCGCAACGAAGAAAGCTGGTCGGTCGACCACGCGGTCTTCGAGGGTGATCCTGAAAGCGTCGAACTGTGGGCGCGCGTCGATGCATATCTGAAGCGGATCTGGCGCCGCGCGGATGGCCGTGGCTTCGAAGTCATGGCGGCCTGCATCGACTCCGGCGGTCACCATACGCAGAAGGTCTACGAGTTCGCGAAGGCGCGTCTCGGCCGGCGCGTATGGGCGATCAAGGGCGAGTCGGCGCGCGGCGGCGCTCGGTCACCAGTGTGGCCGACGAAGCGCCCGTCGTCGCGAACGAAGGCGACGTTTCGCCCCGTCATCATTGGCGTCAACGCAGCAAAGGACGTGATACGCGACCGGTTGCGTCGCGAGCCGGAAGAAGACAACGGCGTAGTGTCGTATCCGGCTGGGTACATGCACTTCCCGAGCGATCGAGACATCAACTACTTTGCGCAGATCATCGCCGAGCGGTCGGTGACGAAGATCGCTAACGGCCAGAAATTCAGGGTCTGGGAGTTGCCGCCCGGTCGCGCCAATGAAGCGCTCGACATTCGGGTGTACGGCTATGCCGCACTGTGCGGCCTCATGCACATGGGCCTGAAGCTGAATCGTCGCGTTGAGCAGGTGCGGGCCGATCCGAATCAGCTGGTCGAGCCAGCGACGGCCGAGCCCATCGTTCAAGAGATCAGTGTCATGCGTCCAGCGCGTCCGGATGGCCCGATTATCAAACAGGAAGTGGTCGCGAAGAAGTCGCGTATCCGCCGGCTCGCTGGCTGACCAACTGGAGATTGACGTTGCCTTGCTTCGACCCGAACAGCAGTTTGCTGGCCGGAATGGATCAGACCGCCTTGCGCGTGTCGCTTGCCGAAGCTCAGCAGATCTATATCCAGCTATCGACTGGCGCGCAGGCGGAATCGCTGTCTTATACGCAGGGTGACGGCACGAGATCCGTGACGTACACCCGCGCGAACCTCGCGCAGCTTGCTGCGGCAATTCAACTCATGCAGGCGCAGCTCGGCATCGTCAGAGCACCTCGCAAAGCACTTCGACTGACATTCACAAGACGATGACACAAGCGAACGTACAGATCCTTGGCGCGGACGGTCACCCGTTGCCGGCGCGTCGGGGGCGTTCGCTCGCGCTCAACAGTGGTGGCAATTTCGGCAGTCAAGTTGCCTATGATGCGGCCGACATGGGCGGCCAGCACATGCGCGACTGGCAGCCGTTCCTCTGGTCTCCCGACGGCGAGCTCAATCCGTACCGCGATCGCATCGTTTCGCGTGTTCGTGATCTGGTTCGCAACGACGGTTGGGCATCTGCCGCTGTCACCCGCACGCTCGACAACGTCATCGGTGCCGACTTCCGCCCGATCTCGAAGCCAGACTATCGCGCGCTGCAGGCGCAGACTGGTCTGAAAACTTTCGATCACGTGTGGGCCGACGAATTCGGCCGCGCGATCGAGGCAGGCTACCGCACATGGGCGGAAGATCCGGGCCGCTTCAGCGATGCCCAACGGAAGCTGACCATCCCTCAGCTGATGCGCCTGGCGTTCCGCCACAAGATCGTCGACGGTGACGCACTCGGCATGCTGCGCTGGATGCCGAAGCGGTTGCGCCTCGGCGCGCGCTATGCGACGGTCTTGCAACTGATAGACCCTGATCGCTTGTCGAATCCGCAACGGAACTTCGACAAGCAGATCATGCGCGGCGGCGTCGAGATTGACGAAGACGGCGCGCCGATCGCGTACCACATCCGTAAGGCGCATCAGGGTGACTGGTTCAGCGGCAACAAGCAGGTCACGTGGGAGCGTATCCCGGCCGAGACCGACTGGGGGCGCCCGATCATCGTCCACGACTATGACTTCGATCGCGCGAGCCAGCATCGCGGCGGCGCCGGCATCCTCACGCCGGTATTGCAGCGTCTGAAGATGCTGATCAAGTACGACGGCACGGAGCTCGACGCGGCGATCATCAACGCGATCTTCGGCGCGTACGTCACGAGCCCGTTCGATAAGCAGCTCGTCGGCGAGGCCCTCGGCGATGGCGAAGAGGAAGCCCTCAACGGCTACCAGGACGCGCGCGCTGAGTTTCACGACAAGAACGAATTGCGCCTCGGCGGTTCGCGTTTGCCGATCCTGTTTCCTGGCGAGACGATCAATACGGTGGCGGCCACGCGCCCGGCTGGCAACTTTGCCGAGTTCGAAAACGCCATGCTGCGCAACGTCGCGGCCGGCACGGGTATGTCTGCACAACAGATCAGCCAGAACTGGGCAGACGTGAATTACAGCTCGTACCGTGCTGCCGCGCTCGAGGCATGGAAGACATTCGACCGCCGACGCAGCGACTTCGGTCGCGGCTTCGGCATGCCGATCTACGCAGCATTCATCGAAGAGTCTTTCGACGTGGATGCGTTGCCCCTGCCGGCCGGTGCGCCTGACTTCATGTCGGCGCGCGCGGCATACACGCGGGCATGGTGGATCGGGCCGGGCCGCGGGTACGTAGATCCGCTCAAGGAGCGCCAAGGCCAGGCGCTCGGCGTTGAGACAGGTCTTTCCACGCTCGAAGAAGAGACTGCTCAGGCGTCCGGTACCGACTGGCGAGACAATGTAGACCAGCGCGCGATCGAGGTCGAGTACTACACAAGCCGCGGCGTGCCGCTCCCTTCGACGTTGCAGGGGGTGCCTGCCGAGGAAGTTACCAAGGAACCTCAAGCACAATGAACCACCTTCTGCCGCGACTGGCGCAACGTGTTTTTAACACGCCGCTCATGCTGCACCCGCGCAAAGCGGAGATTGTGCTTGCCGCACTTTCGGAGCGCCTCGGGATCGGCATGATTGGTCGCCTGGATGGATCGACCGTCTCGCCGATGGCGATGGAAGACGACGACTATGGCTTCGCCGAGCCGGGCAATAATCCCCGGACCGGTTACGACATGGTCGGACCCGTGGCCGTCATCCCCATTCAGGGGACGCTGGTCCAGAAGCTTGGATCGTTGCGCCCCTGGTCGGGCATGACCGGCTATGACGGGATACGTCAAAACCTGTTCACCGCGCTCGACGATTCGTCGGTGAAGGCGATCGTGCTGGACATCGACTCGCCAGGCGGTGAAGTCGCCGGCTGTTTCGACATCGTAGACACGATCTACGCGGCGCGCGGCAGCAAACCGATCTGGGCGATTCTCAACGAGTCTGCATACAGCGCGGCTTACGCGATCGCGAGCGCCGCCGACAAGATTTACGTGCCGCGTACGGGTGGCGTGGGCAGCATCGGAGTTATTTGCGCCCACGTCGATATGTCGCAAGCGTTGACCAGCGCCGGCATCAAGGTGACGTTCATCACCTACGGCGACACGAAGGCGGACGGTCATAGCGAAATACCGCTGTCTGAAGATGCAAAAAAGCGCTTTCAGGCCGACATCGACACGATGGGCCAACTGTTCGTCGACACAGTTGCCCGCAACAGGAATATCTCAGCCGCCGCGGTTCGGGATACGCAGGCCGCGACGTTCATGGGCGACAAGGGTGTCGCGCTTGGGCTTGCGGACGAAGTGGCGGCGCCTGATGCCGCGTTTCGGGCTTTGATCAAGCAGATCACTGCCTAAACCAAACCCCTAAGGACGTTACACATGAAGCTCTCGAAGCTCGCGAGCGCGATGCCGTTCGCCCATTTCCTCGGCCATCCGGCCGCCGCTGCTCGCGCGGAGTCCGACGACGATCGCAAGCAACGCGACGATGAGACCGACGAGGACTACGCCAAGCGCATGGAAGAGAAGGACCAAGAGGAAGAGGCCGCGCGCAAGGCCGAGCAGGATAAGAAGGACGAGGAAGCCCGGCGAGCCGAACAGGCTGATGACGATGCTGACGCCGAGGCCGACGACAAGGAAGACAAGGAAGACGGCAAGCGCGCCGGCCGCGCGAGCGGCGCGCGCCAGCGCGAGCGCGTTCGCTGCGCCGCGATCGTCGCCGAAGGCATCAAGCTGGGTTCGGTCAAGCAGGCCTGCTCGCTGGCTTTCGACACCAGGATGACCGCCTCGCAGGCAATCGGTGTGTTGACGGCTGCCGCTGCTGATCGCGCATCGGAAGCGAGTGCGGCGTCTTCTGCGGCGCCGGCTCAGCGCCGCGGTCCCTCCATCGATGAGCGCATGGCGAAAGTCGTGACTCCGAACCCCGGTGCATCGACGCCCGCTGCTGCGGCTCCGTCGCCCGCCGATCGAATCCTCGCGGCGGGCAAGATGCGCCGCGGCGAGATCTAAACCCTCCCCAATCACGGAGAATCACAGATGACTTTGACTGTCACCTCGGTGGGGGAGAACCCCCAAGTGCCGTCCATCTCGGCACAAACCTTCGTACCGGATCAGCTGATCGCCGGCCCGAAGCAGATCGTCACGCGCAATGTCACGATCACGGGCGGCCCGTATGCGCGCGGCGCAGTGCTCGGCAAGATCACCGCAAGCGGGAAATTCACGCTTGCGCTGTCTGCATCGTCGGATGGCAGCCAGACGCCGACGGCGATCCTTGCAGACAACGCAGACGGTAGCGCGGCGGATGTTATCGCGGGCGTGTTCCTCGAGGGTGAATTCAACATCAATGCTGTCACGCTCGGCACCGGCATCACCTCGACGGCGGCACAGGATGCACTGCGACCGCTCGGCGTCCATCTCAAATCCTCGGTTTCGGCTGCCGACCCGAGCTAACTCGCAACCTGAACGGATGCTTAAAGCCCCGCCATCGAGCGGGGCTTTTTCATTTGGGCTTACAACTCGGAGAGAGCAATGCCCGGAAATCTGATTTATGACACCAACACCCTGATTCAGGTCGTGCAAAACCTGAAGCTGGCCCAGAGCTGGCTGCTCGACCGCTTCTTCCGCAACATGATCAGTGCCGATTCGGAGTTCGTGTCGATCGACGTCGACGTCGGCAAGCGCCGTATGTCGCCGTTCTGCTCGCCGCTCGTCGAAGGCAAGATGGTCGAAAGCCGTCGCTACCAGACGAACACCTTCAAGCCGCCCTACATCAAGGACAAGCGCGCTCCGGATCTGCGCAAGCCGGTTCGCCGCATGATCGGGGAACGCATCGGCGGCGAGATCGCGCCGGAAGTTCGCGAGGAGATGAACCTCGAGTTCGAGCTCAATGACCAGATCGACATGCTGACGCGGCGCCTCGAGTGGATGGCCGCTCAGGTGCTGCTCACCGGCACGCTGACTGTCAGCGGCGAAGGCTTCCCGACGACGGTCATCGACTTCGGTCGTGACGGCTCGCTGACCATCGCTCTGACGGGTGGCGCTCAGTGGACGGCTGCGAACATCACCGCGGGCACGGCAAACCCGACCGGCAATATCGAAACGTGGCAGCAGGCGATCCTCAAGTCGTCTGGTGCAGTCGCGACGGACATCGTATTCACGCCGAAGGCGTGGAACGGTTTCAAGCTCGACCCGGTGTTGAAGGGCGCAATCCTGTTCCCTTCGCTCGGCGAAAACGGCAACGTCGTGAACGTCGGCGCGCAGATTCAGCGCGGTGCCGTATATAAGGGCCGCTGGGGTCAATACGACCTGTGGCTCTACAACGACTGGTACGTCGACGACAACAACGTCGAACAGCCGATGTTGCCGGACGGTTCGATGATCATGTCGGGCCCCGATCTGCAAGGTACGCGTGCGTTCGGTCAGATCATCGACCCGCAGTTCAACTACGCGTCGCTGCCGTTCGCACCGAAGACCTGGCTGAAAGAAGATCCGGCCCAGCGCTTCGTGATGATGCAGTCGGCCCCCGTCGTCATCCCCAGCCGCGTGAATGCCGCGCTGGCCGCAACCGTCGCCTGAGGTCACTAATGGCTAGCGAAAAACTCATCGAAGCAGTCGTCGCGCGCGGCCGCACTCTTCACGACCAGTTGAAGCCGCACGAGGATCCGGTCATCAAGAAGGCCGGGGAGACCGTGAAGCTTCCGGAATCGGAAGTGAAGCGACTTCGCGAACTCGGCTTTCTCGTCCCCGAAAAGGTCGAGGAAGTCGTGCAGGACGGCGTGCAGATCAGCGGCGGCCAGGTGTCGGTGACGCACTCGGAGTGACGTATGGATTGGGATGACGCCGTCGACGGCCGCATTCTCGGGCCGCTCATGAAGACGTTCGGCACTGCGATTACCTACATACCGACCGTCGGCGCGTCGTTCCCGATTCAGGGAATCTACGACAAAGCGTTCTTTGGCGTGGACCCGGCAACGGGTTCCACCGTGGTGACAAATCAGCCAACTGTCGGTGTGCAGATGTCCCAGTTCACCGGTCACGAAGATCCTGTGCAGGGTGATCAGCTGGTCATCCTGAAGACCGGTGAGCAATGGGAAGTCCGCGAGTTTCATCCGGATGGCCATGGCGGCGGCCGGCTGATGCTCAATGTACCGGGGCAGACCGATGACTGATCAGACAGGCCGCGCGCAGTTTCGCGCCGCACTTCTGACGATCCTCAAAACCATTCCTGGAGTGACGGTGCAATCGCCCGGTGACTGGAACGTCGCCACTGCGAAGCTGCCAGTAATCAAGCTCCGGCAGGGAAAAGATCGGAAGGAGTCGAACGGTGTCAGCGGCTCGACATCGTTCACGACGACGTCGGGATTCGAGATCAAGGCAGAACTTTCGGCCGCGTCTGGTCCCGCTGCATTGTTAGCCGCGGAGACGCTCGGCGCGCAGATTGAAGAAGCGATCTTCAAGAGCATCCAGCTCCGCGCGCTGGCGCAGGATTTCCCGTTTTGCGATACCGAAACAGAGGTGACGGCGGACGGTGAAACGCACATTGCCGGCCTTTCGATTCTGCTCGGCGTGCGGTACGTGGAGATGTTCTATCCGGACATCAACACCCAGTTGCTCGAGGTCGACCTGACGGCCGACCTTACGAACGTCACCGACCCGAACGGCACGTATCCGAATCCACCTTTCCCAGATGCCGTGACGCCCGCTCCGAGGACGGCGGGGCCTGACGGCCGAGCCGAAGGCTTCGTCAAAGTCAATTTTTCTCAATAGGAGTGACGAATGATCGTCAAACCTGCGCCGGGCCTGAAAGTGCGGCATCCGGTCACGAAGCAACTGCTGCCGCCCGAAGGCATCGAAGTGCCGGAAGACGACATTTTCTGGAACCGCGCTGTCAACGACGGTGACGTCGTGCGCGCGGACAAGCCGGCCGCGGCCGCTGCGAAGTCTGGGAGCAACGCGTAATGACCATTCCATTCAAGCAGATCCCGCAGAACATCCGCACGCCGCTGTTCTTCGCCGAGATCGACAATTCGCACGCTAACACGGCGGTAGCGAACCAGCGCGCGCTGCTCATCGGCCCGATGACTGCGGCCGGCGTTGCTACGCCCAACGTGCCGCTGATCTCAGCCGGTACCGGTGATGCGAACTTGCAGGCCGGCTCAAACTCCGTGCTGGCACTCATGACGGCGGCGTATCGCCAGAACGATCAGTTCGGCGAGCTCTGGTACCTGCCGCTGCAGGATGCAGCGGGCGCGGTGGCGGCGACTGGTTCGATCGCCTTCACGTCGGCGCCGACGGCAAACGGCACGATTTCGCTGTACATCGCCGGCCAGCTCGTGACGGTCG